GCTCTAACTCTATCTTCATAATCTTCTTGTGATACAACATTAGATACGTTAACCTCTGTGAGGTTACAGAATTGGAATGGTCTTAAAGCAATTTCACAACAAGGATTAGTTCCCCAATCTTTATCATTACTTAGGTAGATACCAGGTTCTCCTGCCCCACTTGCTTCAATTCTCTTCCATAATTCCATGAAGTATTCTTTGGTAATTTTGTGTCTCATCAAAACTGCAGAGTTATTAGCTCTACCTCTTTGTGGATTTGTTTCCCACCATGCTCCACTCTTACATCCAATCATTTCTTCGTCAGTTGCTGAGAATAATGAAATAAGTGCTGCTCTTCTGATACCACCAGCTAATACTGCATCTGCAATATGACAAACAATATCATGTACTTCAATTGGTTTCAATCTTTCACCATCTTGTCTTGAATCCAAGATACCTTCAACTTTAATTAAACATTCTTTCAATGGTTGTGGGCCAGGAGCTTTACCACCTGATGTGATAAGTCTTGCACCTTTTGGTCTGATGTCACTGAAGTCGAATTCAATTTTTGAACCACCGAAGAAATATGATTTAACTAATACTTTAACAGCGTCAGCCCATCCTTCGATTGAATCTGCCACTAACCATCTTCTTCCTCTGTCTTTATTTGGTTTCCTGATTTCAGGTAAAGCATCAACGTGATGTTTTTGAACTGAATAACCAACACCCGTTCCACCTAAAAGTAAGAACATGATTTCAGAGAATACTCTCCAATCATCAATCGGTGCGAAGGCACAGTTATAAATTCTATTTGGTGAGATTTCAATTGGTTTTCCTGCGAACTGCATTGACCTCATTGAGGGTAATACTTGCTTTCTGAAAACATACATGTAATTCTCACGAATTTCTTTTTCTAATTGAGGATAATGCTTAATATGCATCTCCATGTTTCTTGTGACTAATTCTTGCCACGTTTCTCTTCTCTTTAGTTCAGGAATGTACTTTGAATATTTCATATACACAGTTATGTCGCTGAGTATTCGGTTAGATATGTCCATATTTTTTCTTTTTTTTTATAATTTATTGATTTTTTTATGTTTTCTTGCCAAGGTATGAATTGTAAATTTTCAATACTCCCAATTATTTCAGGTTCAATATTATTAAACACTTTAGTTTTGTATAATTCTGATAAATTTTTTAATTTTCTTCCCATAATTAAAAATAAAAAAAAAGGGTATTTTATTATTAAATATGTGGTCGAACACCAATCGACCAACAATTTAGATTAAAAAAATAAGTTTTTTTTTTAAAAAAGTAGATATTTAATTAAATGGTTTTTTGAGAAAATTCTCTCTCCTTTCTCCTATCTAAGAGTTCCTTAACCCTATCTCTTTTTCTTTCTTCTTGTTGTTCTTCAAAACCTAAGAACGTTACCGATGTTTCGGTATCTATTTCAAGTAGTTCATTGTTGAACTTGCAGTTCTCAAATACGACACCATCTTTACCAATTCTTGACTTGGTAATTGCTATTGTTGCCAAATTCATTTCTTTTTGTTGTAATGATTTTGCAACAGTTATAATAACGTGACCAACTTGAGCCTTTTTAATTGACCCACCCATTTGGTCTGTAGTAACAACATCTGATGAGATTGAACTTCTATTACCTTGTGTTGCCGTCCAACCAACAAGATTTAATTCATGACACATTGATTCAAATCCTCTCATAACCGATCCTTCGGCTTTCCATTCATCTTTACTTGAACTTTCAGGTAATACACAATCAATGTAATCCAAAAGGATTAAATCAATTCTAGTACCATCTGCAATTATTTTCCTAACCTGATTCTTAATCTGATTCATAGTCATACTATCAGACGATAACTTCTTTAAAATCAATTCATTCTTCATAGTCTCATGAACCTCATTGATTTTAGACATCACCTCTTCTTTATGAAGAACAAGATCATCAGGAGCAATACCTGTCCAAAGGGTAAAGTGTTTTCTTTGTACAATCTTTGGATTGTCCTCAAAAAATACTTGAAGAACATTATACCCAAGATTAAATGCTGTATTTGCAATCTTTGTTAAGATGGTAGTTTTACCAACACCCGTAGGAGCAAGTATAACCCCTATTTCACCCTTTGCCAACCCACCCTTAAGTAAGTTGTCAATTCCTGTTATACCTATTGGTATTGGGTGTCTAAAGTCCTCATCAAGGACTGTATCAAGATTTGCAAAGATATCTGTAATTCCTGTATCTCTTTCTCCTACTTGTAACGCTTCTCTAACAAGACCTTCAACCTTATCATAAGATTCAAAGTCTCCTTCATTAATAATCTTCTGAGCCTTGTCCATCGCCTTCTGAAGTTCTTGTTGTTTACAAAACTTCAAAGCTTTTTCCTGAACAAAAAGAGTTCCCTCTAAAGGTGCGTTCTGAATTTGTTTGATTGTATCAACAACAATTTTAGCAACAAGTTCTTGCGAAATTTCTGACTTAACAATTTGATCTAAAGTTTCAAAGTTAGGAGTAGATTCATACTTCTTATAATACTCCTTAGTCATCTGTAAGATGATTTTAAAGTACTTGTTATCAAAATAAGAACTCTCAATAACATCCATAATAGATGATGAAAACTCCCTATCCACTACTATCTGATTCAATAACTGCAACTGGAAAGTGTTTCCTAAATACTCAAAATTCTTATTCATAATTGTTTTAAATTCTCCCTCTATTAATTAAATACTTACTTACTTAAATCAAATTCCAAATACTCGTAACTTAATTTGCTTTCTGAAAAAATGTCAGTTAATTCCCTTAACACATCTTTTAGAAATGGTCGTACGTCTACTGTATAACGAACCTTTGGTGGAAATAATTTTCCATCAAATTGTCTATGACAAATTGTCTGTTCTCCAAACTTAACAAAAATGTTAAAAACTTCCGCATCATCAGTAAATGATGTGTTCATAATGGTTTGGTCATGCTCAATCGCATCCCTGTTATCCATCATATAGATAACCGTCTTCATTTTTAAATAATACTGCAATTCTTCCTTGAGTGTTTTAATATACTCATAAAGGTCTACAGAGTTTTTAGCCTTCGGGTTATACCCTCTAACATTGAAAAATCTTTGAACTACAATATTGTCGTTTAACGTCAATAAGAATTCCATCTTTGTGCTGTCCTGCTCTTTCATAATTTAAGTTTTGTTTGTGTTTCTTTTTTCTTTTCTTATTAATTTCATAAATGGTTTGAGGAAATTTACCCAAGCTTCATCGTTCTTGGGAAGATACTTAAAGAGACCATCTTCCATCATCATTCTCATTAAGTTCTTATACCCCCTATCGGTAGGGTCAATTGTGTCGTTATAAACTTCTTCTACAAATTGTTTGGATTCTTCTGTTAGTAATGGGGTTGCTAAATCAACTATTTTTTTGTTTGTAATATAAAACTCTTCACCAAGTATACCGCTTTTTGTTTTACCAGTCAAAATATTTGATAAACTTTTAATAGGTTTTTTTTGCGGGATATTTCGGGCATTATCTAATATTTCCTCAACAGTGCAGGATTTAGACTGCATTTCAGGGAAAAACTTAACTAAAGTTTTTTCTCCTAATCCCTGAATCCCATCAATATTATCTGACTTGTCCCCAACAAAAATTTTACATACCGCAACATTATAGTGTGGTATCTCAATCTTGTTTAACATAATCATATCACCATTCTTAAAGTATTGTTTAGATACTGGTGAATAAATCGTTACTCGTTCTGATATTAATTGGGTGAGGTCTTTATCACCTGAGAAGATGATAATCTGTTCGTCTTTTGCTATTTTACAGTACTGAGATATTAAATCGTCAGCCTCAACTCCAACAGCCTCAATCTGTCTAACAAATACCTCTTCAAGATATTGTTTAATCCGATTAATTTGATATGATGTTGATTCAACCTCATCCTCATTAATAAACCTATTACGATTTTGTTTATATTGGGGATATATTAATTTTCTTGCAGACGAATTTTCTTCTCCGTCCCATACAGCAATAACTTTATCATAGTTATACTCTTCAAGAAATTTACGAATAGTATTGATAAAGTGGTAGATTCCACCAATCCTTCCTCCATCCTTATAAATTTCTTTTACTCCAAAGAAGCCAATTTTGAATAGATTATGAGAATCTATTAGTAGTGTTTTGGTCACTTTATTTATTTAATTCGTGAATAAAATTTTGTTTCCTTTTTTCAAATTATCCTCAGCCCATAGTGGTTGAAGATTTGTATAATGGCATAACCTATAAAGTTCGTCTTCTGTTTTTGCCGATGATAATGGAATGATATGGTCAATATGCCACTCGCCCCTGTTATTCCAACTCATACCTTCTGTAAATTGTTTTTCTAAATATTCTTTGAGTAATACTGGTGAGCAACCTATAATGTTAAAAGTTTTGTTTGATTTTTCCATTTCATTTTTTTTAACATATGAACTCATTCTACTTCTAACCCTATTACTTAAATTGACAATAATATCTGTTTGTCTCCTAATTTTGGATTGTTCGCTAATAATTTGTCTATTTTTTTTCCTATATTCTTTTAATTTGTTTTTATTGGATTTTCTCCAATTTCTATTTAATTCTTTAACAAATTCATTTTTATTTTCATAATAGGATTTATTATATTCAGGATTATTTTTTCTCCAATTTTGTCTTTTTTCTCGTTCAATGTCAATATTATTTTCATAATATTTTTTCATTCTTTTTGAATGTTTTTCCAAATTTTCAGAATGATATTTTTTTCCTCTTTTTTTATTACATTCTTTACAGCAATATAACAATCCGTCTTTAGATGATTTTGATTTACCAAAATCACAAACAGATTTGTTTTCAGAACACTTACTACAAACTTTTGTCTCCATTTTTTATATAATCTTTTAATAGTTTATTAACAAGAGAAGATAAGTTTATAGATTTATCTTTAAAGTATTGAGGTAATTCAGGGTCAATGGACACCGCTAACTTTACTTTCTTTTTTTCATCTTCAACTTTTTTTCTTCCCATATTAATAAATATCAACAAATATTGTAAAAGTATAATTATTTATATTTTTTATTCTGTAATCTCGTCTTCAGTTTCATCAAGTTTAATTTCACCATCACCACTAAGTATTCCATTCCAATATTGGGAATATTCTTTCTTATAGATTTCCAATGCCTCCTTAGTATCTTCAATGTATCCTTGTGGTACTGCAATTAATTTACCATCAGAATAACCCAATCCATTAACATGATTTTTTAATATTGATATTTTAGTTCTAATCGCATATCTAATAGTTCTTCCTCCTTTAGTTGCTGTGATATGATTAATACCAGCACTTGCTTGATTACCAAAAAGGAATACTAATGAGGATGCTAACCATACGGCTTCACCACCCTTACTCTTAATGGTTGGTTGACCAAATGGATTATCAGGTAAAGCCACCCAAGGTTGGTTAACCACAACTAAAGTATTATAATACGCATATTCTTCTTTTTTTGATTTGGATATCCTTGAATGAATCCCCATACCTATCTTATCAGCAAGAGCCGCTGCCGAATGCATTTTTCCACCTTTACCTTCAAAAGTCATTTTACAAGGAATAGAACCAACTGAATCCCAAAGGAATAAAATAGATTGTTGTATATCTCCTTTCTCTTGAGCATCCAATACTTCATTGATGAAGTCGGTAACTTGTTCAATATAATCGAATCCATCATTAAAGATGAAGTCACCATCCCACTCACCATCTGAGTTCTTTTTAGCATCCAATCCTAATTCAACAGCATGTTCCCAACTCCATTTCTTTTCAGTAATAATAAAGACAGGTAAATGACCTTTCTTCTGAGCATCTGCCGCAGCTAAAATCATAGCGGTTGTTTTAGAACTATTACTATGTCCCAAGAACATATTAATACCTCCCATAACAGGACCTGGTAATCCACTTGCACTTAAGAATGCTTCACCACAATTATAGTAATTTGTTTCTTTATACTTTGTTTTTGTTGAGAACTTATCTTTAAATCCACCTCCAACACTTTCTTTTTTCTTAATTGCCGCCATTTTCTATTTTTTTAATATTTGGTAACTTATTTATTTTGTTTGGTCCATTGAACATATTATCTTCTTCTTTTATTTTATCATTTTTTTCTTCTTGAAAATTTTTTAATTTAATACCTAATTTTCTTTCTTTTTTTTTTTTTTTTTATAT